CGAAATTATTGCAGATAAATTGTATGGAAGTGTGGACTATTATTGGGTGGTGACTCTCTTCAACAATATTATAGACCCCATTATTGACTGGCCAAAAACTTATCAAAATTTTCAATCATATATTATCAATCAATATGGATCGATAGCAGCAGCCAAAAATCAAATTCATCATTACACAAAAACGATATCAAAGGTGAACAGTGTGGGTAATTCAACATCAGCGACTTATATTATTGATCTGACTACCTATAATTCGTTGTCCTCAGTTGTGCCCCAATCTTTTGCATTCTCTAATGGATCTACTGTTACTGTTACAACCACTCGCGCAAGCGTATCGAGTTATGCTTACGAAGAAACACTGAATGAGAGCAAACGCAACATTCGACTTTTAAAACCTGACTATCTTTCATTAGCTAAGACAGAACTTGCAAACCTTTCCATATAGTATATTATGGCGCAACCTCCAGAAGAAGGCGTTCAATTAGCGACTGATTATCGTCTCGTTGCGGCAAGTATTATTAGTAGTACTGGCGCTGTGATAGATGTTCGATTGATTTTGGATGAAATTAATATTTATGAAGACATATTGAGCCCGGTAATTACTGGCAATATTATTTTACATGATTCGAATGATTTAATTAATAAATCGCCTATCACAGGATTTGAATATTTCAGTGTGGAATTTGAAAAACCATCAAGTTCTCAAAAATATTCAAAAATCTTTCGCATTTATAAATTAACAGATAGAAAGCGTATCAACGCACAGAATGAAATGTTTGTTCTTCATTTTTGCTCTGAAGAATTACTTATTAATGAATTGAGTCGCGTATCAAAAACGTATCAGAGTAAAACCATTGATAGTATTGTTCGTGATATTGCTCGTAATTATTTAAAAATTGATTCAAAAAAAATTCCAACATCTCAAATACATCCAACAGTAGGCACTCATTCTATTGTTATTCCAAATTGGAATCCATTTTTTGCGATTAATTGGTTGAGCCGAATGGCAATACATTCTATCTATTCGAGTCCATCTTATGTTTTTTTTGAAGATCGTGATGGATTTCATTTTACGCCACTGGAACTCTTGAGCCAGGGAACACCTATTAGAGATGTATTAGTATCACCGAGAAATTTAGGATTTGAAACAGATAAATCAGAACCTGATCTAGAGACTTCTGGAAAAACGTTGTATGAATGGGAAATGCCATGCGGATTTGACATTATTCAAAATATTTCTTCTGGAATGTATTCCGGATCTGTGATTACAATTGATCCTGTTCGTCAGCGAATAGGATCCATGAATCTCAGTTCGTCGGAAATGTTCAAGAAAACCAAACATCTAAATGATAAAAATATGACTAGTAATCTTATGACGAGACGTGGCACAACTCTTGAAGGTGAATTTAATTCTCTTTTGAGAATGTATCCAACGACCTTGGGACATGATAACTTGAAATATGGAGGTCTCAGTGGAGTGGCGCTTCCAAATAAAGTTGAACAGTGGCTTATTCAACGTAATATGTATTTGTCGTTGCTTCATTCTTCTCGCGTTAATATTTCTATGCCTGGCGATACAGAGTTTCGTGTAGGACAAGTTTTAAACGCAAAATTTCCATCGCTTATCATGCCTGATAAAACAGAAAAGCCACTTGATAAATTGTATAGTGGTAAATACTTTATCGCCGCTCTTCGTCATTCGCTTAATCGTCAAAGTCATATGTGTTATTTGGAATTGGCAAAGGAATCAACTGCAGTTTCTTATCCACAGACACTTAATACTTCTCAACTAATTAAAGCTGCAATAAGTATCTAATGTTACAAGAATCAAATTACATGGGATATGATGGGTTTGTGTGGTGGGTTGGAGTGGTAGAGGATCGTTTTGATCCACTCAAACTGGGTCGGTGTCGTGTTCGCATTGCTGGTGCGCACACAGCGGACAAGTCTTTGATTCCTACAGTTGAATTGCCTTGGGCGCATCCATTGATGCCACTCACTGATTCATCTATGTTAATGTTTAAAGAGGGCGACTATGTGATGGGTTTTTATTTAGATGGACCTAACGCTCAACATCCTGTGATGATGGGAATTTTGCCTGGCATTCCTGATCGATTATTAGATAAGACTGTGGGGTTTTCAGATCCACGAACTGATTCTGAATTAAAAGAATCTCCAAGGCCACCTCAAAAATTACAATCTACTTCGGGTGTGGGAGTCAAAATTATCGAATTTCCCAACGCTCAACGATACCCAAATGTAATCAATGAACCAACAATCAGTCGTGTGGCTAGAAATGAGCAGATTAAAGAGACTATCGTTCAAGCTAAAAAAGACTCTGTGGTCAAAAATGCACCAACAACCTATGTGCGAACATTCGATGAACCTCCAACTCCTTATTATGCCAAATATCCTTATAATAAGGTAATTGAAACGGAATCGGGGCATTTATTTGAATATGATGATACTCCAGGAGCAGAGAGGATTCATTTCTATCACCGATCTGGAAGTTTTATCGAAATGCACAACGATGGCACAGTAGTGGTGAAAACAAGCGGAGCTGGTTATGAGTTCGTATTAGCCGATAAGCAAATTTACGTGGCAGGTGATTGCAATATTACATCATCTAAAAACATCAATATTAAAGCTGCCAAAGATATTGTGATGGAAGCAAATACTATTATTATGACTGCCAACAATTCTGTGAAAACATATGCTGGACAAAATATATCTGGAGTAGCAGGAAATAATATTGATTTGGGCGCTCTCTCTTCCTTTATCACGTCAGGAAACTCTTCTGTTACATTGTTTAGCGCAGGGACCGTCACCATACAGGGTGCGACTACACAAATTAATCCTGGCATAATCATGATTGATCCATTGTTGCCAAGTTTGTTGAAACCACCCCAAGATGTACTCGATGCATTGACAGACGAATCAGAGCAAAAATTAATTGCACTAGAAGGATCAGAAGCACCAATCGATGGGGGCGCAAATGCGAATAACGCAGCAAGCTTAAATTCGCCAATAAATACTCCTCCGATAGCAGCACTTCCAAAAGATTCTACTATTGATACTCGTCCTTTACCAGACGCGATTACTCCAAAAACAATATGTGAAGGTGTTTCGTTGTCTGGAGGAAGTATCAATTATGAATTACAGTTATCATCACACTTTAAACTTAAACATTTAACCAACGCAACAATTTTTCAACATCAGATTCCTTTGGGAGGACAGTATGGTAAAACTGCTGAAGAGATTATTTGTAATTTAAAAGCGTTGGCTGAAAATATTCTAGAGCCGTTGCTGAAACAATATCCAGGATTTCGAATCAATTCTGCATTTAGATCAGAGCAGTCTGCTGGGGGTAAATCACAACATCCTATGGGGCAAGCAGCAGATATTCAATGGCCAGGGCAGTCTACTAAACAATTGTATGAAAAGGCTAAATGGATAAAGGATAATCTTCCTTATGATCAATTGATTTTCGAATATGGAGAATCAGCATGGATTCATATAAGTTTTAATCGTAAAGGTAATCGCGCTTCGTCAGCTCCTAATAAAGTTTGTTCATATCATCCTCAGGGGTGGCCAATAGTTGCTGGACAACCAACACCTATAACACCTGGTGGATTGTATACGAAAAATTTGGTATTATTGGCGAATAGGGAGAAGGATACGCCTGGTCCTGGCGGCATTATCTTTACATAATCTATGGGATCTGCTGCACGATTAGGGGATATGTGTACGGGGCATGATTGTTTTCCACCAAGACCATCAATTTCAGCTTCGCCAGACACGTTTATTGATGGTATTCCTGCGTTGCGAGTGGGTGATAAATATGAAGAACATTGTTGTGTCACCTGTCATGAAGGAATCGTTATTGGGGGTTCTAGCACAACTTTTATCAACGGTATGCCAGCAGCACGGGTTGGTGATCCCATAGATTGTGAGTCTTTCATTGCTGAGGGGTCAAATAGCACGTTTATAGGATAATATGCCATTTGGTATTCCTACTGATATTCCTGTTATTCCAGGCTTGAGTGGTGTCGTTGGTGCTGCTACCTCAGGTGTCACTGATGGAGCAAAAGCTGCTATTACGGAGTTAACATCAAGTGCTCGATCAGCGTTGTTTTCAAATCCGATGGTTGGGGCTATTGGTGGCGTCTCTAATTCAATCACCACACTTCAGAGCAAATTGACACAAATCGCATCAGGTAGTATAACTGGTGGTTCTATTTCGAGTGGGGATGCAGCAACCTTTTTATCTGGTACAGGATTCAGCGATCTTAGTGCTAGTTTATCAGCTCTCACATTACACACGAATCGTCTTTCGGGTGTTTTGCAAGGCACCGGAATAACTGTCCCTGGGCTTGAACAAATAGCCACTATTGGTAAAATGATGAATGATATGTCGAATTTTATAGATGGGTCAAAAGGTTGTTTGAATATTATCGGTGCAACGACGGGATTATTTTCGCAAAATCAATTGAATGGAATCGCAGGATCAATTAATTCTGTGATTACTCGTGTAAACAACGGGATAGTCGCAATTTCTGAAATTACCGATCTGGTAGTTAATTTGAAAAATCAAATTTCTGCTATTGTTAGCAAAGATACTAATTTTTTGAGTCAATGCGTGGCGCAACTCAAAAACGCAGCATTTGGATTTGCTTTAAACTCTGCGATGCGTGATCCTTGTGCTAAGTTCATTTTAGAACAAGTTGGAGTGCCTAGCTTTTTACAAAAATTACAGGTGCCACCCTTGCCTTCTATTAGTGTGCCTCGTGTTCGTGGATTGTAATAAATACTAATATGTCTATCTATAAAGATCTGGATCTCAATTTTAGCATTCATCCCATCAAGAAGGATGTGACAACCCTACAAGATGGTAATGCTATTGTGCGATCTGTTTACAATTTGATCATGACAAATCATTATGAGCGCCCATTTCGTCCTGAGTTGGGATCCAATATTCGGCAGATGCTCTTTGAGAATGTCGATGAGTCAACTGCTCATTCTCTCAAACGATTTATTGAGGAGACTATTAAAAACTTTGAACCTCGTGCTACCATTCGGCGTGTGGATGTGCTTCCTAAAGAAGATCTCAATGCGTATGAAGTGCGACTTGAGTTTTTTATCGACATTCAACCCACACCTTTCACCACATCCTTTTTGCTTGAACGAATACGATAGTTGAGGAATTATGCCAGAAAAACTACAAATTACTGAACTCGACTTTGAAGTTATCAAGACTAATCTCAAGGATTTTCTACGCAATCAGACGGCTTTTAAAGATTATGATTTCGATGGATCTGGATTGTCGGTGTTAATCGATCTGTTAGCATACAACACACATTATAATGCGTATTATCTCAATATGGTCGCTAATGAAATGTTTCTGGATAGTGCGATTGTGCGTGATTCGGTTCTGTCGCATGCTAAGGCACTCAATTATACACCCACTTCAGCCCGGGCAGCAACCGCAAATGTTACAGTGGTTGTTGCGCCTCCTGTTGGAAACACTCAATCGGCATTGACACTTGAGCGATTTCAGTCGTTTCAATCAGAAGCGGTCGATGGTGTCAATTATACCTTTATGACAACAAAAGCACAAACGGTATTGAAAGATAGTGACGTCTTTACTTTCTCTGGTGTAGAACTCAAACAGGGTACACCACAAGTGTATCAACAAACGTATAATAATGTTACGAATCCCCGTCGTGAGTTTGTATTGCCGGATAGCACTATTGATACGACCACGCTACAGGTGCTTGTTCAGGAATCTAGCACCAACACTTCTACAAAAACGTTTACTCTTTCTACCGATGCGACGATTGCTAACTCCACCAGTCAAGTGTATTTTCTGGATACTTCAGTCAACAATCAATATAAAGTACGATTTGGAGATGGAGTCATTGGCAAATCCTTGGCAAATGGTAATATTGTCATTAGTTCGTATCTGGCAACTGATGGTGATACAGCAAATCGCGCTAACAGTTTTTCCACAGGAACCATTTCAGGATTCTCTAACGTTGTAGTGTCATCGATTTCTTCTGCTGAAGGTGGTGCTGCTCAAGAAACTTTGACATCTATCAAGTATCGTGCGCCATTAGCGTACACTTCTCAGAATCGAATGGTGACGACTCTCGACTATGAAACCTTGATTCGCAATCGGTATCCTGCGTTTGAGAGTTTGTCTGTGTGGGGTGGTGAAACACAAAATCCTCCTGTCTATGGTAAAGTGTTTCTTTCTTACTTGTTGAAAACAGGTGTGACGATTAATGAAACAGAAAAAGCACGAATTCTTCGGGAAATCATTATTCCCAACTCTGTCATTACGGTGACACCGCAGTTTATTGATCCTGATTTTATCTATTTGATTTTATCTGTAAATATTAAATATACCGCGAAAAGCACCATCCTCACGGCGGGAGAAATTGAAACTTTGGCTCGTACTGCGGTTCAAACGTATCTAGGTGATGATTTTAATAAGTTTGGTGGTGTGTTGGTTCCGTCTCGCTTAGAACGCGCAGTGGATGATATCTCAACAGCGGTGATTGGTAATAATACCACGATTCGTCTTCAAAAGCGAGTGGAACCCCTATTGGATACTTTTAAGACGTATACGATTGACTTTGGATTTCCAATTCGTCGCGGGAGCGTGCTAGACACAGTAACTTCAACAGGATTTTCTGTGTATGATAATTCCAACGCTTTGCGGTTAGCATTTTTGGATGAGGAGCCCAATTCGTTTACGGGAGTGGATGAAATTGTGATCAATAACCCTGGATTTGGATACACTGAAACGCCAACGATTACTATTACTGGTGATGGCACCGGCGCAACAGCAAAAGCCATCCTTGTCAATGGGCAGATTACAAAAATAGAACTGTTGACACGCGGTGTGGGATATACTCGCGCGGTAATTCTTATCAAAGGAACTGGGTATGGCGCTGAAGCCACTGCTGTGATTGTTGCTCGCTTTGGAACTCTACGGACATTCTATTATAATGAATTGGCACAAAAAGTTGTGATTAATGCTACCGCTGGCACCATTGATCATACTATTGGACAAATCATCCTAGACAATTTAAAAATTTTAGAAGTGGATGCTGATGATGGATTACTACGTATTAATGCAGAAGTGGAACCTGAAATTTTGACTGCAAAGAGAAATCAGATTTTACGTTTGGATACTACAGATCCAACAGCTTTGCAAATTACTGCTGTATCATAATCTATGAGTCAAGAGGCTCTACTCTCCAGTCTTGTGCGGTCTCAGCTGCCTGAGTTTATTCGGGCAGACTATGAGACCTTTGTTGCGTTTATTGAAGCCTACTATGAATATTTGGAGCAGACGAAAAAGGCGACGGACTTTGGAAAGCATCTATTGCAATATGCTGATGTGGATCGAACGCTCAGTGACTTTGAAGAGTATTTTGTAAAAACGTTTTTACCGCTGATTCCTGCAGATTTGATAAACAACAAACCAGCCCTGATTAAGTCTGTTAAACAATTTTACGCTGCAAAGGGAACTGAAAAATCTTTCAAATTTTTCTTTCGTGCGTTATATAAGGAAGATGTTGATCTTTTTTATCCTAAAGATTTTGTTCTCCGCACATCAGATGGCAAATATGTGCAACGTAATTCCTTACGATGCGCTAATGAGTATTTTACAACTGCGACTGGAAATGGAACGACAAAAACATTTCGTCTTGTTGAAGTAATTGCGGCAGCAAGTGATCTCGCCGTCTATGTAAATGGTGTGCTACAAACTTCAGGATATACTATTTCACTCAATGAACCCTTTCTAACTTTTGCCACAGCTCCTACAGCGGGGCACGCGATAAAGTTCGTCTTCTTCTCTGATCAATTATTGAACGCAATCAATGCAGGTGGGGTTCTCTTAGATGTTACAGGTGTCACGAGTGGTGCTAAGGCATCGGTGGAACGGGCTAATAAGACTATTCTCGGAAACACGCGCAGCACTGAGTTGTTTATTACACCTATATCCAGCAAGACGTTTAGTCAAGGAGAATTAGTTACTGCGCAGTATTATTACACCAATAATGATTATTTCACCTTGACTTTTACTCTATTATCATTGTTGGAATCTATTACGATCGTCAATGGAGGTGCCAGTTATAATGTCGGCGATTCAGTTTTAGTGACAGGTGGAAACCCAACAACTGCAGCGACAGCGATTGTGGAAAAAGTTTATCTTGCAGTAATTACTAAGATTTTTGTGTTGAGCGGTGGTGCGGGATTTCGTGTGGGTGATCTTATCCATGTTATCTCTACTCCCAATACTGGATTGAGCATGGCGATTCTGTCAAATAATGACAATGAATACTATCATGCTAACACACTCTCTATTAATAATGATGTGATTTCGTTGTATGCTAATGTTGCAATTAATGCGGCTAATTATGGATTTCCTGTAAGCGGGAACGAAAATCAAAATACTCGCGTGATTGATGCATTAAGTTCACAATCTATTAGTGGATTGGGACCCATCACTAATGTACAAATTCTGTCTAGTACCACTCAGTTTGCATCGTTGCCTGTGTTAGATGCCGACTCTTCGGTATTTTCCTTTACCTCTACCAATGCGTCCTCAAATACAGCAAATGGTGTGCTGCGACTCGTTGATTTGGGTATTTTGGGGCGCATGAATGTGGTCAATGGTGGCAATGGCTATGTGCCTGGAGATGAGGTGGTCTTTACCAATCTTCCTATGTCCAATGTACAGGGATGGGGTGCTGCTGCTGAAGTCATTACAGTTCATCCAGCTAACAACGGCATTTCTACAGTCAAGTTTCAACCTCCACGGATTAATGGTACGGTGAATGCGAATTCGTCGGGCGTGATCGTCACTGGTACTGGCACAAATTTCTTGGGTGAATTGGTGGTCGGTGATAGAATTGAACTCAATAATGAATCGCGTTATATTAACACCATCACTAGTAATACGTCTTTGACTGTCAATGTGGCATGGACGAAAACATCCACTAACAGAAAGTTGGGTGTGCATGATCTCTCATTTATTGGTGGAGAGCGATATTGTCAGGATTATTTGCCCACGGTAACGATTTCGTCCGCGAATGGAATTGCTAATGGAGCAAATATTATTGTTGAAGCTATTTACAGTGATGGCGAACAATTACTTGCTAATTCGTCATTAAATCCTGGGGCAATTCAGTCGATTTTGATTACAAATAGCGGTGCAGGCTATACTAGTGTACCCCTGATCAATTTGACAGGAAAGGGTAATGGATTAGCCACTGCGATAGCAAATTTATTCGTCTCTCGATTTGTGTATTCTGGTAAATTCATTACCACTGACAGTTTATTGAGTTCAGATCGGCGACTGCAAAATCGTGACTACTATCAAAACTTCTCTTACGTGATTCAGTCACAAATCGATTTTCCTCGCTATAAACAAATTTTGTTAGATTTATTACATCCTGCCGGTATGCGGGTATTTGGTGAGTATATGTTAGATGAACAGGTAATTGCTGTGGCTTCAACGACAGAACTTGATCAGCTGGTTTTAGAAACTACGCTAGGAGGAACTGTCAATGTGGGAGCTGCATCGCTTGCCGTAACAGGTACTGGGACTACCTTTAATGTCGCGCAGTCTCAAAATGTCTTGACTGCAGGTACGACTATTCAAGTGAATAATCAATTGCGGGTTGTTAATACTATTATAAATAATACGAGTTTGACCGTAACGAATTCCTTCACCTATACTTCAAACGCTCAAACGATGGTGGCGCTGAAAACGATATAACTGAGTAAACGATGCCAAATCTGTCCTATCACACATTGGGGTATCATCATGCGATTCAGTTCGCTGAAGGTTTCTCCGAACCAGACGCTACAGTAGGATATGTTGTTCTAGGAAAGTCAGCATCCTGGGACGCGAATGACGCTCCTCCCAATGTCGCTGATACTGAATATTCCACGTTTGACGTGACTAATGTTGCCTTTGGAGGGAAAAAAGTATCGGGAAATGATGTGTCTTTAGTCATTCCGCGTCGAAATTGGACTGCAAACACCGTCTACACATCCTATAATGATCGCACCGCATCGCTCTTTGCGACGGCGAATGGGCAATATGTGTATACTTCTACTGGATCCGTCTATCGGTGTTTAAGTAATGCTAATAATGCTCTCTCAACCGTACAACCCAGCGGTGATTATAGCGTGGATAATGGATTTATTGAAACAGCAGATGGATACGTCTGGAAGTATGAATATGCGATTCTCCCAACAGATAAGTTTCTGACGACTGACTGGATGCCCGCTCCCACAGCTCAAGTGACTGCGTATTATGGTTCATCTAACAACGTTGTGGCTGGTGCGGTGTCTCAGTTGATTGTGATATCAAGCGGAAGTGGATATGGTAATACCAATACAACCATTCAGATTGTGGGGGATGGCGTCGGTGCTACAGCAAATGCGAATGTTGTTGCAGGTGCATTGGTCTCCTGCGATTTGTTGTCATATGGATCAGGCTATAGTTATCAGAATTGTACGGTGACTGTAACTGGATCGGGATCTGGAGCCAATGTGCGTCCAGTACTGTCGCCGTATTTTGGGCATGCTTATAATCCTGCCCTTCAGTTGGGCGCGAATACCGTAATGATTTCTATGAAAATTGGGACTGGCGATGCTACTGAGGGCGGTAAAATTACCGCAAATAACGATTTTCGTCAAATTAGTTTGTTATTGGGGCCGCATAAATATAATCAGAATACGGAGATAAGTTCGGCGAATGCGAATTCTGTCGTGCTTTTAGCCGAAACAGTTTTGGTGACGACGGGATCAGATTTTACGCGGGATGAATTGGTGTATCAGGGAACGGATCTCGCTAACTCCACGTATCGCGGAGTTGTTACTGATTACTTCGTCAATGAAATCTATATTACGGAGCAGTTTGGAACGATTCAAGTGGGTAGTGCGTTGAAGGGAAATACATCAGCTGTAGCACGAACCGTGGTGAATAGTACATCGCCCGAATTAGATTCACGAAGCGGATCGTTAGTTTATGTGGAAAATCGCGCTCCTGTAAGTCGCGCAATCAATCAAGCAGAAAACATTAAATTTGTCGTCTCATTCTAGGTGAATCTCTATGGCACTTGATCTGACTCAAAATCCATATTTTGACGATTATAACGAAACAAAAGATTTCTATCGTCTCTTGTTTCGTCCAGGCTTTGCGGTACAGGCGCGTGAACTGACGCAGATTCAAACAGGGCTTCAAAAGCAACTGGATCACTTTGGATCTCATATTTTCAAAAACGGCTCCATGGTGTTGGAAGGGCAAACAACCCTTGAAACCCAACATATCAAATATGTCAAGTTGAATACCGTCAATGTTCTTAGTGAGACGATTGACGTTAGTGATTTTCTTAACACCTTTGTAATTGACACCACTAGCCGTGGAGTGCGCGCCTATGTGATTGCAGTGGATAGTGGCGCGGATGGCAATCCTCCTACGCTGATGCTCAAGTATGTGTCGGGTGTAGAATTTACCACGAGTGAGAATATTCAAACCGCTGATGGCGTATATAAAGCCACCACGCTTTCGTCTGGTGCCACGGGCAACGGTTCTGTCTGCTCTATCAATAGCGGCATTTTCTTTATTAATGGGTTCTTTGCTCGCGTCGGTGCGCAGACAATTATTTTAGAGCGATATTCCACTACTCCGTCTTATCGTATTGGATTAGAAATCGGTGAAACTGTTGTTGATGAAAATCAGGACACCACACTTTTAGATCCCGCTCTTGGTTCATCTAACTATCAAGCACCAGGTGCTACTCGGTATAAGATCTCGCTGACTTTCGCCAAACGGTCTTTGACAAGTGTAGATGATTCTGCGTTTATAGATTTACTGCGCGTCACTGATGGTGAACCCCTTAAGAAAATTGAGTACCCGCAACTCTCTGAGCTGGAAAATACTCTAGCGCGGCGCACATATGATGAATCGGGCAACTATTTGGTTCGCCCATTTCAGATTGCGTTGAATAATCATAACACGTATGCCAATGCGTTCAATGTGGTCATGGAAGCGGGCAAAGCTTATGTGTTAGGCTATGAGTTTGAGACGATTGCGCCTACCGTTATTGTCAATGAGCGGGCGCGCGATGTGGCGAACGTCTACAATTATCCACTCACTGTAGATTATCAAAATTATATTGATGTCACGGGGTTATCAGGACCCATTGCGTTTGATACGCTTGCGCCGTTGACGATTCATTGTGTGAATACCGCATCTATCAATACGACGAGCGCAACAACAGCGGGTGCTACGAATATCGGTACATTGCGTATTCGTGCGCTGGATTATCAGTCAAGTGCTACTTCTTCATCTATCAGCACTGGTATTTGGCGTGCCTATGTGATTGACGCAAATGTCGCGTCACGATCTGCCAACTGTGGTGGTACTGGGACCACAAATACGATTCAATTAGATTCCAATGCATCGAGTGTCACAGATGCGTATGCGGGTGTGATGATTCGTATTGTCACGCATGCAGGAGCTTCTGTAAGTGAGGTTCGTCAGATTAGTTCCTATAATGGTTCTACTAAAGTGGCCACAGTGTCGCGCAATTTCTCTTTTGGTACACCCACAACTGCTACCATCTTCTCGTTGGACTATGAGTTCAAAGACGCGGAATCTTTTGTGTATGGATCAAGTAATACTATCACCACCGCGATGAATATCTCAAGCGACAGCAAACTACCCACACTGGTCGATACCTTTCAGGGTGCGTTTTTATCTGACACGAATTTTAATCGTGCGATTCTTCAGTTGCCCAATTTTTCGATTGGAAACTCATCAGTGGTGGGTGGGACGCCAATTACGAACACAGAATACTATGGGCGCAAACTCTTTACACAAACATTCTCAAGTGGCGTCATCAGTTTCACTACAACAACGGGAATCACTTCAGCAGTTAATGGATCGCCACTGAGTGCCGCAGATGCAATTGATAACGTGTTGGTGGTGACGACAAGTGGTGGTGTGTTAGCAAATAATCAAGTGATCAATTTTGCGAACAGCAGCGCGAATACGGTCACTGTCACAACTTCCTCGAATACCTCGACCTATACGATTACTGTACCAAATGCCGGTTCACAGAGTGCGAAAGTTTATGTGAAAGTGAAATTGCCGTATTCGCATTCTTTGGGCAGCTTGCGGAGATCGAAACAGACACAGACAGCAAACACCACGATTATTGATACGAGCAGTGCGACCACGGTGTCTGCCACGACAACTTGGTATAAACAGTCTAGCTCGCAGGGCGCACAAGTTGTCTTTTCGTCATCTGGAATCTCGGGGCTACAGACACCCAACTATGCGCAATCAGTATATACTGCCGATGTAATTAGTCTGGCAGGAGTATATGATTTTGGAACCAACGCAGTCTCTACGGCAAATCTTGCGAGCGCAACAAATTTAACAGCTAATTATACATTGGATAATGGGCAACGTGATAACACGTATGATCATGCCACAGTTCGTTTGCTGCCAAATCGCCAAGGTCCATCAGGCAATACGGTGGTGTATTTAAATTATTATGAACATACAGGATCAGGATATTTGACTGTTGATTCGTATATTGATGCTGGTGTGGGGTATTCTGATATTCCCACCTACACTTCTTCGCAATCCGCCGCTGTCTATCGTCTGCGTGATTGTATCGATTTTCGTCCGCGTCGGAAAAATGCAGACACCGCAGGATTGTTTGATGAGATTATTCTCGGAATTTCTGGAACGAACTTTGAAACCGACTTTAGTTATTATCTGCCCCGTATTGATAAGATTGTACTGACTAAAGATCGTTCTTTTGAAGTCATTCGTGGTATTTCGTCTCTCAACCCACAGACACCAGCTGATCAAGTCAATGCTATGACATTGTATACCTTGATGTTGCCTGCCTACACGGACTATCCCAGTGATATTCTAGTGAAGTATCTTGATAATCGCCGATACACCATGCGGGATATTGGCACATTAGAAAAACGTATTTCTAATTTGGAATATTATACTTCACTCAATTTGTTGGAACAAGATGCAAAGAATCAACAGATTATTGATAACGAAACAGGATTGAATCGATTCAAGAATGGCATTCTCGTTGATCCGTTTAAGGGGCACAATATTGGTGATGTACTCAATAAGGATTATATTTGTGCCATTGATCAACAGACTCAAGAGTTGCGGCCGCCGTTCTTGACGGATAATTATCCTATGACTATTAATGGTGAATATTCATCTAATTATGAGCGCAGTGGCTCTATTATTTCGCTTGATTATAATGAAACAGCATTTATAGAGCAGCCCTTAGCATCCACCTTTATTAATGTGAATCCGTTCAACACTGTCGCTTTTATTGGACAGTTGAAACTGGATCCAACATCAGACACCTGGGTAGATACAAATCAAAATCCTGATGTGTTGGTGAATACTGAAGGTGATAATGACACATGGGCAGCACTAACACAGGGCATTGAGCGAGCAGCTCCTGATATTTTCGGTACTGTCTGGAATAATTGGCAAACACAGTGGTCAGGTGTTACTAATGTTCGCACAGACACAATTAATCCTCAGTGGCGTGGATGGTTAGGTGCTACAGGAACCTGGAGAGGAGTTTTTGGTGATGTAATTCAGAATACCATTGCTGATATTACTACGCATCAAGGTCGCACAGGCGTGCAAACCAACCTTTCGATGGATGTGATTACTCGTTCTCTGGGCAATCGTGTGGTTGATACTTCGGTGGTGCCTTATATTCGGTCACGCGGAATACTCTTTGTGGGATCTGCGTTCCGTCCGAACACCGCTCTTTACGGATTCTTTGATAATACTGCGGTGCAATCGTATCTGAATAAAACGAACATTATTGAATTGTCAGGCAACACAGCATCGTATGTGGACACGTATCAAGATAATGAAACTGTTCGCGTGTTTGAACCCGCCACGAGTGCCAATCTTGCGAGTGCGGTGGTCGTTCTTAACCGAAAGAATATAAGCACCACAAACGTCTCAGTTGTTAATGTGAGTGCTGGCGACGATGCTAACATTGGCAATGTGAAAATTGTGTCTGCCAATTCGACGTTCTTGATCGGAAATACATCTGGGTCCAATACGCGCATTATAGGTTATCATCATCATTCTGGTGGAGCTTATGCGGGCTCATCGAATACCGTCACACTGTCTAACGATGTCATGTTGTCCAATACTGCATCAGGATATGTTGGGCAGACGATTTTCCTCACTTCAGGAACAGGATTGGGGCAATCAAAAACGATTGCGGCCTACGATACTTCTTCGAAAATTATTACAGTATCGGGCACATGGACTACCACCCCTGATAACACGTCTGCGTACTCAATCGGCTCACTGACCTCTGATCTTCGCGGTGAAGTGACAGGCGTGTTTGTTGTTCCTAGTACGGCTACTTTGAAATTTAGAACAGGTGAACGCATCTTCCGTTTGATTGATGTCCCATCAGGTGATGTGCCTAGTTCAACAACGAATGCTGATGCGCGATACTTCGCGCAAGGATTATTGCAAACTGCTGAACAAACTATTCTCTCAACTCGCGTTCCCGTTATTCGTCGCACGGGAGTGTCACAAGAACAAACAGTTGTTGAGCGTGACGTTCTACAACGATCAGAAGTAATTGGGCGACAACTCGTTGCATATTGGGATCCACTGGCACAAACATTCTTAGTCGATCAGAATCAATATGAGAATGGAGTGCAGGTGACGTCCGTGCGACTACTCTTCAAGAGTAAGGATGACAATATTCCTGTTCAGATTCAATTGCGTCCGGTGGTCAATGGATATCCGCATTCATCTCAGATTATTCCCTTCTCAGAAGTTACGCTGAATCCTAATCAGGTCACTGTCGTCACGCAAAGTGCATTATCTGCTCGGCTCGCAGACCCGACATTGACTGCGCCATTGCAAGATGCTGCGTTCTATACAGAAGCACGGTTTGCTGCACCGGTGACATTACAGACGGGTCGGGAGTATGCAATTGTCATTCTTGCAAATAGTACACAATATGAGGTTTATCTGGCGCAAATAGGGCAGACGGTGCTTGGAACTGATCGGTTGATTTCTTCGCAGCCGTATTTGGGATCCTTCTTCAAGTCACAAAATGCGTCTACGTGGACTGCTGCGCAAGATCAAGATTTAATGTTCCGTCTTATGCGGGCATCGTATACAAGCACCACGGCAAATGTTGAGTTTGCGGTGACATCCGCGAATGCTCCCACTGCGAATGTGCCTATGGATACGTTCTATATGACGTCGGGCAATCTTGTGTTACCAAATACGAGCGTGTCGTCCTATTATTCGACTACGCTGGCGTCAGGCGGACCGCAAGAAGTTTATCGTCCATTTGATATTGATAACAATGTCTTCTTTGATGATACATTGGGTCGGCGTGTTATTACGACGAACAATCAGTCCTTCAAAGTGCGTTTATATCTCAACAGCAAAAATACAGATATCTCGCCGCTTATAGATATGGAACGGCTGAGTGTGTTGGCGATTGAAAATCGTGTCAACAATCTTGGACTCGCAAACGGCGATATAGTGGTGACAAGTAGTACCGCGACGTTTGCTAATTCAAACGTCTCGATTACTCTGAGTGGCGGTGGGGGATCTGGTGCTAATGCGTACGCCGTGATTACCAGCAATACTCTCTCATCGATTATTGTCAATGCACCAGGATCAGGCTATACGAGTTCACCGACCGTTACGATTACCGGTGGTGGTGGTACGGCGACAGCAGTTGCGATTGGTGAAACGTCTGCTTCTGGTGGTCCTGCTGATGCCCGTTATATTACGCGCAAGGTTGTCTTATCCGAATATATGGATGCGGGCGATCTGCGAGTCTATCTCACAGCGTATAAACCCAGCGAGTCGAATATTCATGTGTATTACAAACTTCTCTCTGCAGATGATGTCAATAGTTTTGATGAACAATCGTATCAACTCATGACTTGCATTCAGGGTTTCAATAATATCTCTTTGAATAGCGACGATTTGAAAGAGTTTGTATTTGCACCAGGAACGAACACGATTCCCAAAAATCAGATTTCGTATGGCACCTTTACGAATTTTAGATATTTTGCTATTAAGATTGTTATGACATCTACTAATACAGCACGAGCGCCACGAATTAAAAATTTCAGAACAATTGCGATTCCGTCCTTATCATGAGTACCGTTAAGATTACTAACACTGAGTTTGTACGCGATATGAATACGCAAGCGATACTAAATACTGATATTGCAGCAAGGCAACAGTTTGAACAAACCAGAAAACGAATTAAAGCAGAACGTGTTGATCGTACTGAAACCAAAGAACGACTTCGGCAACTTGAGCAAAGTATGCATGAACTTAAAACGATGATCGCAGAACTTTGCGCTCTCAAGGATACGCATGGCAATCACTAACATTACCAATGCGAATACGTTTGGTCAGTGGCTCTCCACGACACAATCTCTTGTCTCGGTCGCTAATTCCTTGACAGATGGGCCCATACTGACTGCAAACACTCTTTTACGTCTAACGCATGCTGGCGAAACCCTGAATGTTGTTAACACCGCAACATTTACTGGCAATGTTGTAATGAACGGTACTGTGTTAATTAATGGTCGCACACCAGAAGAAATTGCTATTGCAATGGTAATTGCATTAGGATAATATCGATAGGGGATAACAACGATGGCTAATACGTTTAAATCTAATTTACGTGCGAATCTGGTGACAACTGGAAATACTGTCTACACTTGTCCTAGTGGAACTCAATGTACATTGATTGGATTATCGCTGGCAAATAAATCAAGTGGAACAGTCACTGCTAATGCCTATATTACTCGATCATCGGTAGATTATGCACTTATCACGCTGGGACCAATTTTGAGCGGATCTACACTGGTGGTTGTGGGGGCAGAACAAAAAGTTGTGTTAGAAGCTAACGATATTCTAAAGGTAGTGGCATCGGCGAATGGTTCGGTGGACTGTGTTGCGTCACTCTTAGAGATTACATAACGAGATTATTATGGCATATCTAGGCAGTACCTATACAAGGTTTGATCCCACTCGGACTATCGCTGCGCCGCGTGACGCAGATCGATTTTCTGGTAATGCCTCTACTTTGACATTCACACTCACACGTGCAGTAGATGCACCTACTGACATTGAAGTTTTTGTCAATAATGTTCAGCAAGAACCGATGACTGCGTATAATGTCATTGGTACTTCCTTAACCTTTGCGGCAGCGCCACCTAGTGGAACGAACAATGTCTATGTGGTCTATCGTGGATTCAACACAGGTGTTATTGGTATCACGCTTCCAGATAATTCTGTCACAACATCGAAGTTAGCCACCAATATTCGTCTATTTACGGTTGATAATTATACTGCGAACGGATCCGCTACAAATTTTACCTTGTCAGATACACCACCTGATGCGAATACGTTGATGGTCGCAGTCAATGGAATTCTCCAAACTTCTCCTAATAATTATACCGTTTCTGGATCAACACTGACCTTTACCAGTGCGCCTGCACTCAATGCCAATGTTACGATTCGGCATCTTGGCTTTCGATCTTCAGTAGCACAGACAGCACTTACAATGGTCGATGTAATTGCAACCGCAAGTTTACCTGCAGCTGGAACGTCACAAAACGGGCGAATCGTGATTGAGGATGCTGGTTCTGGTGATCGTAATCTCATTCTCTACGCCGGGGGTCAACGATTCCGGATTGACGGTGGGGTCGCGTTCTAATATCTAACCCTATTAATTCAAATGAGGCCCTAATATGGCGATAAAGGCGATAAATAGATAAAATAAACACAGAAGGAGTTCACATGATTACTATTAATATGGATAAAGCACGTAAGATTAAACAAGATCAGATTCGAGACGAACGCAAACCGCTGCTGGAGAAACTTGATGTGCAGTTTATGCGTGCCGTTGAATCTGGTAACAGTGCGCTTCAAACAGAAATTGCGACACAGAAACAAGCCTTACGGGATTGCACTGTGGATCCAGTGATTCTCAATGCTGCAACTCCAGAGGCACTCAAGGCTGCTCGTCCCGCTGCATTAAAGTAGGAGTGGTTACGTGGGATATATTGGAAATCAACTGCTTGGTGGGCAACAGCAGGTTCAATACTTGTCTGGTGACGGTAGCACAACCTCATTTGTATTAGATCATGCCACTGGAGCAGAAGCTTCTGTACTTGTGTTTATTGCTGGTGTAAAACAGAAAGCCTCAACGTATTCTCTGTCCAATGGTCGAATTAACTTTACGAACGCACCAGCCAGCGGAAGCAATAATGTCGAATTGATTTATCTGGGTGGAGCGGTCCTCACCACGCCGTATCTTAGCGCCGATACGTTTGGCATCATTCGCATCAATGCTAATACCATTACACAGAACTGTACTATTACGACGGGCTATAATGGATCCAGTGCTGGACCGCTGAGAATTGCGAATAATGTAACGATTACGATAGCCAATAATGCGACCTGGCATATTATTTAACGAGTAGAGGATTATAGATGGCGGGAAATATTCGTGCGGATTACATTCTTGTTGATGACTCTTTGAATGTCAAATTAGGAAATAACAGTGTTGTTTTGTCTGTTACTGCCAATGACACATTTGTTGCTGCCAATACTACGCAGACGCTGACAAATAAAACGCTGACTGCACCTCTGTTCTCTGGCAACGTGGGGATTGGGACAGCGGGAATCGTAACTCCTTCTTTTCCGCTTACTGTTGTTACGCCTGCCAGTGGTTTTGCACTAGCACTAAATGGACGGTCAACGGATAATTTGGCGGGTATTCAATTCTTTGCGTATAACAGCGGAACAATACATGCTAGAATTACAGCTACGGCAAGTGAATACAAAACAGAAGCGGTATCCAATGCTGTTCAGACTTTTCACACTAACAGCATCGAACGCATGCGTATCGACTCCTCTGGCAACCTGCAATTTAACTCCGGCTACGGCTCTGTGGCTACCGCCTTTGGCTGCCGTGCGTGGGTGAACTTCGATGGCACGGGGACGGTGGCGATCCGTAGTAGTGGCAATGTGAGCAGCATTACGGATAATGGACAGGGCGACTATACCGTCAACTTCACGACGGCGATGCCTGATGCGAATTACGTCGCATTTGGCTCGGTTATAGGTTCTAGTAACACAGATTATACAAATGGTTTTATAAACGGTGGACTAAACGCAGCAACCGGAACCCACACCACAACAGCCTTTAGATTTCTAACAGTGCATATCACTGCTGGTGTGACAGATTACAACCAAGTCCAAGTTGCGGTAATCCGCTAATAAGGAGAACATTTATGAATCAACGAATTATTTACTCAACAGATGAAGGTGGTGTCGCCGTGATTGTGCCTGCACCGGAATGTGAACTGACGATTGAGCAGATTGCTCAAAAGGATGTCCCTGCTGGCAAGCCCTATCAGATTTTGGATGTCGCGGACATTCCGTCTGATCGCACCTTTCGGAATGCATGGGAAGCAGAAATTCCTACACCTGATGGACATGGAATGGGGCATGACGCTTGGTACGCAGCGCAAAATGAAGAAGTAGAGGAGTAAGGTTGTATGTCATCTCTTAGTATTGCGGGTGATACTAGCGGACAGATTACACTAGAAGCTCCCGCTGTAGCGGGGAGTAATACTCTTACTCTGCCCATCATTAGTGATACGATTACAACTGCGAATTCAACGCAGACGCTGACAAATAAAACGCTGACTGCACCCGTGTTGTCTGGGACTGCAACAGGCACGTATACACTTGGTGGGACTCCAACGATTAGTTCACCCACCATTACTACACCGACCATTAGTGCACCCGTGTTATCAGGGACTGCAACAGGGACCTATACACTCGCTGGGACTCCAACGATTAGTTCACCCACCATTACTACACCGACCATTAGTGCACCGGTGTTGTCAGGAACAACAACAGGCACATATACGCTTGGTGGTACACCGACCATTAGTGCACCCGTGTTATCAGGGACTGCAACAGGCACATATACGCTTGGTGGGACTCCAACGATTAGTTCACCAGTCTTGTCAGGAACAACAACAGGCACATATACGCTTGGTGGGACGCCAAGTCTTGCAGCAACTGCTCTCACTGGGACTATCGAAGTTGGTCGTTTAGGATCATCGGGTTCAGCAAGTAGTGGTACATTTTTACGAGGAGATAATAGCTGGCAAGCAGTACCAGATCCATTTACCACCGGTGATGTGAAGATGACAATAAAGACTGTTGCTGATTCTGGTTGGGTTCTAATGAATGATGGTACTATTGGCAACGCATCGAGTGGTGGAACAACACGTGCAAATGCAGACACATCAGCTTTATTCCAGTTGCTTTGGAACAATACTCTAGACGCAGACTGTACTGTTTCTGGTGGACGTGGAGGAAGTGCAGCATCAGACTTTGCAGCAAACAAAACCATTTCGCTTCCTAAAGCCCTTGGACGTGCGTTAGCTTGTTACGGATCTGGTTCTGGACTAACTAGTCGCGCAATGGCAAAAATTTTAGGAGCAGAAACACATATATTGAGTACTGCAGAAATGCCTGCACACTCTCACACAATATCACCGGACAATCTGTGGCGTTCTTCGGGTGGACCTCATAATCCCAGTGGCAGTGGTGGTTCGGTCCCAACCACAGTTACAGCAGGTACGACTGGCGGCAGCGAATCCCACAATAACATGCAGCCAACAGTATTTCTTAACATAATGATTAAATTGTAGTAGGGAGCACGTATGATTTTTCAACATCATCCTGATAAAATGATTTGTGTGGGGGATTTTATATATTCGCTTGATGAGTTTCTCATCGATGAACCCAATTACACTCTCAGATCTGATTGTATTGGTCGCATTTATGAGCAAAACGTGCGACATTGCTCCTTCACCAAAGACACATCATATGGAGAACCGTTTCCGTGGGCTGAAGGAGACATGTATCTATCAAAAGTGGATGTGTATCGAGCCGCATATGAATTGCGTCATCCTGAACCTTCTCCACCTTCTCCTCCTCCTGTTGATTACTCTGATCTTAATACTGCCGAGAAATCTCTAAGGGCTCTTGCCTCATGTGTTGCGCAAATTGGAAGCTTAACAGAGGATCAAATGAAAATTTTATTTAAACAAAAATGGGATGCTCTCTGAAATGGGGGCAAGAATTAAGGAGTCTTTATGTTTACACTCATAACAACAATAGTTTCTTTTTTGGCCGGTGGTGTGCCCAAGATTATTGATTATTTTCAGTCTAAAAAAGATCAAAAGCATGAACTTGAAGTGTTGGCTGCGCAGACGGATCGCGATCTGAAAATGGCGCAAGCAGGATATCTCGCGCAGTATCGCACGGAAGAAATTAAACTTGAAAGCACCAAAGTTGATGCAGATAAAGAAGAACGACTGGCCCTGTATCAACATGATATCGAGATTGGGCGAGGCGCATCTCGTTGGGTCATTAACATGCGCGCCATGGTTCGTCCCTCGATCACGTATGGACTTTTCTTGTTACTCTGTTTTGTTGATGGGTTTGGATTCTGGTATGCGTTTCATACCGGTGTTCCATTTCACGACGCTATGGATCTCGTCTGGGACAAAGACACACAGACTATCTGGGCATCCGTGGTGTCGTTCTGGTTTGGCACGCAAGCTTTCAAGTCTAAATAGACAATGAAGATCAGTGATGCGGGACTGACAATTATTAAAAAGTTTGAGGGATTTCGCAGTAAGCCGTATTTGTGCCCAGCGCGAATCTGGACAGTTGGGTATGGGCATGTGTTGTATCCAGAGCAATTACGATTAAAGATGGATGAACGGCTCTCGTATCCATTAAAATCAGAAGACAACCGCATATTTACGAAAGAGGAAATTGATGGACTTCTCCTGGGTGAATTGGGCAAATATGAACGTGGTGTGGAACGGCTCTGTCCTGGACTTCTTACATCAAATCAATTTTCAGCTTTCTGCAGCTTTGCTTTTAATGTTGGGCTTGGATGCTTTCAGCGCAGCACCATCCGTTCGGCGTTTAATCGAGGGGATGTGGATACCGCTGCGGAGACGTTTCTCAAGTACAACAAAGCAGGTGGCAAAGAATTACGAGGATTAACCCTTCGTCGTCACGCTGAACGTGCTCTCTTTCTTTCCTAATTTTTCATTCGATTTCATTCATTTCTCTCACTTAAAGTTTTATAAATAATCTAAGAACTCTGTTCAAAGGAGTGTTTTTGTGGCAGAATATGTTGAAATTACAATCGAACAAAATGCTTCGTTTAACACTACCGTAAATATTAACGATAGCAGTGGCGCTCTCTTTAATTTGACCGGTCACACCGGCAAAGCACAAATTCGCAAATCTTATTATTCCTCCACTGCTCATAATTTTGTCGTTACTACTTCTTCACCAACAGAAGGTGAACTTACATTGACAATGACTTCAGCTGTGACCGCCAATATTACACCTGGGCGATATGTGTATGATTTAATTATTGTTAATAATAATACCAATGTTGTCACACGTATTTTTGAAGGCATTGCCGTAGTAAGACCAGGAGTCACACGCAATGAGTAATTTTACAGTCAGAATTAAACCAAATAAAACCGTAGTGTCGTCCGTTTTTATAGGTCCAAAACCAAACGTCTCACTGAGCGATTTGAAAAATGTAGATGCCTCTAATCCTGATGATGGTGAAGTATTAGTGTATGATGGTGCGACGCAAGGATATGTTGTTAAACCAGTCGTCGTCAATTCAAATAACATCACCAATGTTCGGGGAGGGGGCTTCTAATGGCTAACACCGTCATACAACTCAAATGGTCTGAGAGTACCAATACGCCGTCATCACTCAATGTGGCGGAACCAGCGTATTCAAACAGTTCTAATAAACTTTTTATTGGGTTGGCGGATAATTCTGTTATTTCCATTGGCGGTAAATATTATACCGACATTGTTGATGCCGCGACAAATAATAATACCGCGTCAACTCTTGTTAAAAGAAATGCGTCTGGTAATTTTTCTGCTGGGACGATTACTGCTGCCTTATCAGGAAACGCAACCACAGCGAGTGCGTGGCAAACGGCACGAA